TTTGATGTAGTGGTTATGAAGTAGTGAACCTCTCACATGGATAGGACAACCCTTTCCATAGATGGTTGTGTGGCTCTTATGTTTATTTACATCAGAAATAGAACGGGGAAATGCCAACTCTTCTACTGGTAGTTTGTTGAACTTGAGTCTAGCCTGATCGATGAACTTAATCATCTCATCTTCAGTTCCTTCCATCATCACTTTAAGACCATCCTTAATCATCTTCCTACAGGGTGCAGGTGTGGATGATTTGACAGCCTCAATACCCATGATCTTGAGTTTAGGTTCTTCATAACGAACACCTTCACTATCCCACACATTGAGGATGTATCTCTTCTTGGCCGTCCAGATACCACGATCAGCGATGTTCTCTCTCTTCATCTGCATCTTCTGGTCGTATGCGTTCACATAGTCAGCCAGTTTCACATAACACTTATCGATATAAGGTTCTAGTTGTTCTTCACATACCTTATCCAAAAGGTTTACTACCTTCTCTTTATCACCCTTTTGTTTTGCTAGGAACTTATCAACAAGAGGTCCAAGGTTGAGATATACAGAATCAGTATCAACCGCAATAACATAATCACTATCAGTCTTTAGAAGGTCATTCAAATACTTGTTCAACCGATCTTCAATCCACCTGATGGATGTTTGGCCAGAAAGGGTAATAGCTTCTGCGTTAGCAAGTTTGAAGTATCTAAAGTATTGATTACCAACGGCACCATAAGCTGAGTTCAAACAGATCTTACGAACCATCTGGAAGTTGTTGAACTTGGCAACATCTTTTACTGTCTGATCTCTGAGACTTAGGAGTTCTCTGTCAGACAGTTTAGAGTAGTCTTTATTGGATTGTACAATCTCTTCCTCTGCACCATCTCCGGCACCACCAATTAAATAACCCACTACTTACAAACCTCTTTCGCGTATTCTAAACCAAGTCTAGAAGTATAGTACAGATAGCAGTCACTATCTATAGTGTCCTTCTTCTGAACCGAACAACCAACCAACAATAAAATCAGAACCAACCACCTCACTTTTTACTTACTACTTTGTAATCAGGATACTCTTCCTGAAGTTTATTTACAAACCTTGAATGTGCTGTGGGTGGATTCAAGTTTCTTTGAAGATAAATGATCTTCTCATGATGATCATAACGAACAAGACCACCATACTTCTTGTCTCTGTTACTCATTCTCAATACCTTTAGGGAAAGTTTCAATCTCAGTCAGTTCATAATCCCAGTCTTCCATGACTTTATTAGCAAGGAATCTGTCAGATAACATTTCGAGTTCCTTCTCAGCATACTCTCTGGTCTCTGCTTCCAACCAAACATCAACGACTTTACCTAGTCTAAGTTTCTTGATATTCAACTCAGACAATCGTTTACAGGCATCTCTCACAGCATTACCTGGTGAGTCATCAACCTGTGATCTCAAACGGATGAATACTAATGCCTTGAACTTCATTCTACCACTCCGATGACCCAGGACTTCATATAATGTTTACTGATGAGTTTCTGAGTGTATTCTACCACATCAGGGGGTACAACCAAACAGAACCCGATACCGAGGTTGAATACATTCTTCATCTCCTCTTCAGAGATATCACCTGCCTTCTGTATCTTATCAAAGATTTCTGGTCTTTTCCAAGAGTTGTAATCAACATTCACACTCAAACCTTCAGGGAGACACCTAGGGAGGTTCTCTGGAATACCACCACCTGTGATATGTGACATACCTAGAATAGGTACCTCATCCAATAGTAACTGAACCAGAGGAGAGTATATCTTTGTAGGTGTCAGTAATTGTGGGAGTTCCTTATAGAAGATCTTATGTCTATACAACATATCATTGATGAGTGTGTATCCATTACTATGAAGTCCACTACTCTCAATACCAATGACCACATCACCAGGTCTGATATTGCTACCATCAACAATAGAGTTCTTCTCTACAACACCAGTACAGAAACCAGCAAGATCATAGTCATTTGCTCTGAAATGTTCTGCAGTTTCTCCACCTAGGAGTTCCATCTGAGCTATCTTACAACCCTCACTGATTCCATAAACAATATCACTTACATTACTATCAATTGTTTTGGTAGAGATATAGTCTAAGAAATACAATGGTTTAGCACCACTACAGATTACATCATTGACACACATAGCAACGAGATCTTGACCGATAGTGGTGTAGTCAAATGCAATCCTACAGATATTAATCTTAGTACCAACACCGTCAGCACCAGATACCAGAACAGGTTTCTCATATCCTGATGGCACTTCCATCAATCCATTGAACCCACCAATATTAGGTGCCATGATTTTGAGATGTTCTACGAATGCTCTTCCCTTTTCAATATCAACACCAGAAGTTTTGTAATCCATTAGTCTTCCATTTCCGCAATTGTGTTGTCGAGTGTGTCAAGGATATTGTCAAAAGAACCAATAGTTTCAATATCACCAATCAACTTAGAAATTTGTATACAAACAACTGGGCGTTCTTGACGTGCAGCAAATGATAGTGCATTGCGTAAATGTCCAGATGCTTCTTTAAGTGAATCTTCAACTGAATTAGATAATGCCATTAGTGTGTTTCTCCTTTAGTAATTTTATCAAGTCGTTCTAGTTTCCATACTATGTAATCAATTGTTGGGATACACACAGGATTCCAACCAACAAAGGTTGTTGATTCTCTACTAGGTATCTTCCAACAGGGAGCATCATCATTATCCAGGTCTAATGAATTACGATACTCATCCTCACCATACATAACAACTGCTCTCTCAGCAACATTCAAACTTCCAAAACAACTGAAAGAGTTTCTGGTGATAATCTCTGGGAGACTCATGACAAACCTCTCTTCTTCATCTCAGCTTCAATATCAACGAGTTTCTGTTTACTCTTCAACATCTTACCTTTGAATGCCTTTCGTTCAGCGTACATCTTCTCCATCAGTTCAGGTAGGAAACCTTTCACATCTTTACGATACATTGCACCATTGGCACATACCGCATTGTCTTTATACATCTCAAAGTTCACCGTCTCATCAAGGATTCGATCAACTGTGGCCGTTGGATGTTTCTCGTCCAGGAGAGTTTCTGGACTGATATTGTATTGCATAATAAGATGAGGATACAGAGAATTGAGGTCAAAGTTGACAACCCAATCATAGACTCCCGGAACCGGTTCCTTAACATACGCACCTGCAAACTTCGAATCTTTGTCTGACCTATCCATCTGAGGAACTACAATATTCCTCTTCTTTAGATAGTTATAGATGATTGTATCCCACAACCTAACTTGAAACATAGGATCGGCAAAGTTCACTTTAGCATCAAATGCCATAGTAATCACCAGTTCAATCAGACGAAGTTTATCCTCCATCCTATCGACCAGTTCCACGTCAACGATGTTGTAATCTACAAACTTCTTCCAGTCTCCGTCATAGAACTCTTTGAAGGTGTTGAACTCTGAGTGATCCAACTTCTTCTGACCCAGTTCTGTCTCAGCGATAAAGTCCAGTCGATATGACTCTCGGTTCACATAGGTGAACTTCTTATAGAGTTCCATAAAGTCAAGTGTGGTTACACCTGTGATCTCATAAACATTATGAGGTCTACCCATGACAATTATCTCATCATGTCTTACCATATTCCATGGAGATAATCTCTTCATCTCCTTCTCGCCCATGATCCTATCGATACGTCCACATAAGTATGGGATATCATAAAATCTACAGTTCCAACCAGTGATAACCTCGGGGGGATCACGGTTCCACCAATCAATGAACGATCTCAACATATCCACTTCTTCTTCGTAGTGGAAGTATGTGACGTTCTTCTGTGATGGAGTATAAGGTTTACGACCCCAAGTGAGAATCTCTTTGGTATTGTAATCCTGAATAGAGATGGTCAACATCTCTTCTGAACATGAATCTGGTGAGGGGAATCCAGCTTCTGATTTCACCTCAATATCAATAGTCGCAAGTTTGATCTTGGACATATCCCACTTGATCTCATCTTGTGAGAACTTCTCTGAGATGTATTGGTAGATGTATCGATCATTTCCATAGATCTTAAAACCATCTACACCATCATACTTTTTAAAGAACTCACGACAATCACGAACAGAACCAGGTTGAATTGATTCTACATTCTCACCTTCTAATGTCTTCCACTCACTCTCCCTGTTTGATTTAACAAACAAGGTAGGTCGGAACTTCTCTCTGTATTGAACTCTTTTACCATTCTCATAACCACGAACGAGGAAATCATTTCCAACCATCATCACATTGGTATAAAAATTCATTCCTTCACCAGATCACTGTACTTATCTACTAGTGTACCATTGGGTTCCACGATAGTCAAGATCTTATCAGAATGAATCATGAATGAGTTCTGATTGGTAAGGGATACTAACCATGGGGAGAGTGTCCCGTCATCATTCACCACAAAAGGTTCAACCAACCTACAATCAGGTTCACCAATATCACCACCCGCCTCTTCAATCTGAGTCAGTAGAATCTGATTCGTCGGTAGAACTAGTAGTTTTAGATTGTCTTTGCTCATAGTCTTTAATACTTGTTGTGTACATATCTAGAAGATCATCAATGGGTTCCATAATACTGACAACCCAATCTGCCACCACAGGAATCTTCTGATCCTTAGAGAGTGGAGCCCATGGTGTAATCCGAAGTCTGAAAGGAGATTTACTCCTGTCTTTTACAGCTTCATTACCTAGGAGTTTTACCGAACAAGGATAGTTAAAGAAGTATCCAACTACCTTTGCTGGTTCACCTACAATCATTTCCTCAACATCAGCGATGATATCTTCACCCGATTTGAGTAGTACTACTTTTACAGTCATTTTAGATAATATCTCTCTATTATTATAGTGCAAAAAAAGGGGGAGGACAACCTGATTACTGACCAGGTGCCTCCCGCGGCGACGATATGTATTATTTAGTCTCTTCTACTCCTCCCAGAAGATAACGACGGCGACGGCTCTCAGGAACCACTCGTGTCAGTGTTACCACCAGAAGACCATTCTCAAAGGTTACATCAGAGACTTCAGTGTCTTCTGAAATAGACCAGGAACGGGTGAAGGAACGTGTTGCCAGACCGCGGTGAACGTACTCCCGTCCGTCTGTGCTCTCCTTCTGTCCCTCTACAACCAGGTTACCCTTCTCAGTGTAGACCTTTACCTCATCCTGACTGAAACCTGCCAGGGCCAGTTCCAGACGGGACTCATCCTCAGAAACCTGAACGAGGTTGTATGGGGGATAGCTTTGTGCTTCGTAGCTGAAGATACGATCGAAATAGTTATCCATTCCGATTGTGTTTCTTTGCAAACGCTCCATCAGTTGATTGATGTTTGCAGAGTTGTAGCGTGCTAGTGTAGTCATGTTACTCCTTAAGTAAGCGAGTTTGAAATGTGTGGCCTCTTTCGACGACCACATACTAATTATAACACATCTACTTGGAGGAGGGTGTGGTGTTCCACACCTTTTCTAGTTGGGTTTTCCTCCTCTTTGAGAGGTGGGGATGCATCTTGTGTGTCAGATCATATAACTTACCCCTTGTAGGACCACCAGAGACCTTCACTCTCCAACAGGGTTTCCTATTTCCAGTAACTTTCTTGGTGTAGTATTTGACACCCAGAAACTCGGCAGCTCTAGCAATAGTATCCTCATCAGTCATATCAATCTGTAGGGTGCATCTCTTCCCGTCACGATACAAACACCCCTCTCCTTCATAGAGACCTACAAACCAACTAAACTCGTCCATATAATATTAGTTACTTACTATTATTATATATGAAAAAGGGGGGTTTCGGTAACCCCCCTACTTTTTATGTCGTGGTTTCACCACTCTGGTTCTTCTTAGATCCAATATTGTACTTCTGTTCCAATACCCACTCACTCTTTTCCTTATACGGGAGAACCTTAATCTGGTTCAGTGGTGCGATATCGATAATCTCATCCTCTAAACAAACATCAACTAAACCCCAATCAGAGAGGAGTTTAGTGATACGATTTCTACGTTGTACATCATTGATAGTAAGGTTTGAGTACTTACCATCAAGAGCAAATAACTCTTTGAAGTGTACGATATAGTACTTACCTTGTTTATGAAGAATGTGACATGATTGATATAGTTTCTTCTCTTTACGAGAGGCCACACCAATACGGGTTAAGGTTTCACGGACCTTCAGGAAATCATCAGGTTCATTAAGTCTCACCTCAATCATCTTATCCTGAGACCATTGAACCTGAGGTTCAGTAGTTTGATTCATTTTTTACTCCCACCAGTTTCAAGTCGTTGTTTAATGTATGTAATCTGTTCAGGAGTCAAAATCTTCATAACCTGAGATGCTTTCTCATTACTATAACCATAGTAACGTTTTACATAATCAAGATCTGATACTTTATCCTTCCGAATCCAAGGAGAGAATCTCTTCCTCTTT